CGCTTCCTTCAGCAAAGTCTCTGCCATCAGGATCGCCCCTTGCGTCATCAATGCACCTTGTTTCTGCTCTTCAAATTGCTTTTTTAATTTGGAAATATGTTCTTCAATGCTGTTTATATTAATCATTTTTAAGCTCCTTTAGCTCTAATTTATCTGCTTCTGCAATTAGACCGTCAATCCTAGCAATCTCTGCTTCCAAACCTGCTTTTTTTGATTTTAAATCTTCAAGCCTGTACTCTTTTTTGAGGGTCTTGCTTTCAACTAAAATGTTTTCTCTTTCTCCTTTTTTATAACTTGGCATTCCACTCTCCTTTTTTAAGTTCTTCTCGCATTTCTGCGAGCGTGTAATCTTTATATCCGTTTAGGCAATCTGGTTGAGTGCCTTCGTATTTTAATATGGCGTTGTTCTCTGAGCTTATCCGCAGCGAATCAATGCTTGTCTCTAAACAAGAGTTGATCATCTCAGAAGTTACTTTATCTTTATTCAAAATAACGAATTTCATTATCTCTCCTACGGCACGGTTGTGCTGAATGCAGTTCCATTTTTAAATGCTGCATTGTTCTCGTTGACGGACACATCATAAACAGTCGAACCTTTCCCAGATTCAGGGCCATCACCCATCATCCAAGCTCCTGTAAGCGTGCCGCTGCTGACTCTTTTGGGGTCAACAGGAACCCCAGAATTGTAAAGCGTTGTGACGTTCCCTGAGGTCAGGGTAGACTCCCATGTTGCCACTTGCAATATTTGTCCAGGGAAATATTCGCCAACATAACTGCCAGCTCTACCGAAGCCGAGGCTCCCTGCGTTCGCAACAACTGCATTGCTTAGTGTGTGTGCAGATTTTACGTTTGACCCGTTTGCGTACATATTAAGAGTTGTACCTGCAAGGGTCACCACCAGGTGATACCAGGTGTCATTTGCGAGTACCTGACTAGACTCAACATAATCACCCGAACTTCCATTGTGAGAGTACCAAGAGAATTTTGCACTCGTTGTATCAACTGCAAGCTCATAATTACAAGCTCCCGCTGCTGATACTCTTTTGCCAACAGCAGTCTGGTATGCTCCCGTGACACTTGTCGGCCTTATCCAAGCAGAGACTGAGAAATTGCCTGTTAGGCTGTTCACATCCCCAAGGTCAACATAATCGTCAACACCGTCAAAGGTCAGCGAGCTTGCTTTTGTATAAGCACTATAATCACCCGCTGTCACGAACCACGCAGTCCCATTGCTCACGATGGAAGTCTGCCCTTTGTTGGTGTCACACACAAGGGAAGTCCCACCGTCAATTGTTTCAGAGCCATTGGGGATGATGATCGTGGCGTTGTCGCTCCATCCACCATTGCCATCGCAGAACGTCACCACGGTATTTGCAGAGGATGCAGCAGTAGGCAAGGTAATTGTTTGCTCTGCGGTATTCGTGCAGATTACGATGTCACCATCGCCAGGAGCATAAGTGTAAGTTGCATCAGACTTTGAAACAGTACCTTTGCCTCCGCTCGGAACAACATTCCCAGAACCATCCTTTAAGATATAACCAGCCATTTTTAAAACTCCTAGGTATTATTATACCACGTTCAATATGAACCAATTGGTTCCATCGGCCACAAGCTCAATAGTGCCGTAAGAGGCACTTAGAACCGAGGACGCTTGCCCATCAATTGTTTCTGAGGCAGGGGTCGCAACGGTAACAGTATTCGCAAGCCCTGTGGTCGTGTTCTTTATTCTCATGACCCTGCCACCAGTTGCCTCAGGCAAGGTTATTGTCATGCTCCCGCTAGTGGGGTCACAAAAAACGACATGATCTCCTTCACCTGCAGTATAATCAGCCGTTTTGGATGTGTTTGCTTCCTTCCTGCCCCAATCGAAAAAGATGCCTGTGGGGGCACTAATAGCAGCCCCTGATTTAATGATTTTCGTATTAAGGGTAGTGTTTGCTATACTTGGGATATAGTTCCACCCGTTATCAGCATTCAGAGTGACCGTATTATTGCTGCCTGCATTTGACTGGAAAATAAACTTCCCTGTATCTGCTTCAATAGTGAGATTGTCTAAAGCACCCCCATCCACGTTTAAAATTAAGTCATCCCCTGCCGTTTGCCATGTAGCATAATTAGTGCCGTCACTAAGCTTCAGCTGGTTAGCACTTGTATTTGTAATCTCTAACTCACCAGCAGTCCCCAACACCATTTTTGAATTATTTCCTGTATGAAATTCTACAGGATGAGAGGTTCCCGTTCCGATTTTAAAAACTGACCCAGTATTTATTATCTTAGCGTCTAAGTTGGTACCTTCTTGATGACAGAAGGAAGCCCCAAGGGAGCTTCCCATTAGTAGCTCGATATAATTCTCATTAAAATCGGCTACATCCATGAATAATTTTAGTTTAGCAGCATTGGTGGTAGTTTCAGTATATTGAAATAATATCCCATTGTCATTAACTCCACCGTCTTTGTCTAAGAACTTTAAGTGGTCTGTGTTTGCGTCAATTTTAACGCCTGTCGTTGATCCTTCTACATGAAGCGTGTAGTCTGGGTCAGTTGTTCCAATACCTACGATGTAGCTTGTACTGTCGGGGTAAAGGTCATTGCTGTTCAATGCCCAGGGTGAATATCCCTCACCAAGGACTACGTTCTCGGTACTTCCTTGTGATATATTCGCCATTATAGATACTCCACAGTTATTATGTTCGTTGTGCCTGTAGCAGAAGTGCAAGCAAGATCAGTCCAGCACTTGACCTGAATGCCTGTCGAGAAATGAATGCCATGGTTTGTGACTGACAGTCCAAAGCCCTGGTGGGCATTTGCCACTAGAAAATATTTTACATTTGCAGCTGCTGCCGAACCTAATGCCGCCACGTCATGTATGGTGACGTACACCGTGCTTGCAGTATTATTGTAGCCTGATACACCAAAGAAAAGCCCTGCTGAAGTCTTTACTTCCAAAGAAGCTGCTTGAGTGACACCTGTGGTGGCGTACTCGCTGCCCGTATGTAAACGATTGTTACTGTCTTGGAATTTTGCCATTGAGATAACTCCTATTTATCATTATTATTGTTAGAGCCACCGTTATTGTAGCAGACTCTTCGATTCTTTTGCAAAAAATATTTTAATTATCACGAACCAAGCCCCACCACCCTTCGGTAGTATCAGTTCCCTCACACACTAAAACAATACTTAACCCCTTCCTATATGCAGAAGATGAGTGGTGCAGGCTAACATTGCCGTCCACAGTACCGTTTAAGTAATCCCCTGAAGCAGCTTGTATGGTTACTGCATTTGTGCTGTCATCTTTTCTGATGAACTTTAGTTTTCTCCCTTCGCTTTCCGCAGGAAGGGTGATGGTAAATGCAGTCGCTGTAGCATCACAAAATATGGTGCTATCATATGTGGAAGGGCTTGGAGGGGATGCGTCTACCGTATATGTTCCAGTCACCGTCTGAACTGCCGACAAGGTCATGAAGTTCATGTTTACTTTTTGTCTCCACACCAGATCGTTTATCTCTATATTATCTATTTTTGTACCTAAAAATTCACTCATGTTATCACCGCCTCATCGCTAGTATCTATGGTTATTTGTCTTGGGATTGAACGAAGCCCGTTCAGATCATGGTAAACTTTGAAAGTCATAGTGGAAAGAGAAGCTCCGTCTATGTTCAATATAAAACAAGCATACCCTTCTATTTGTCTGTTTAAGAAACTTTCCCTAAGCACCACAGGTTCCCCTGCCGAACTGATGCTAGAAACATTGTCTGACCCACTCTCATCAAAGTCATACCCTCCTATTTTAGATGTAATATATCCTTCTATGTGTTCATTATTAACTGTGGGCAGGTTGCCTAGGTCAAAATACCAAGCAATGTTCTCTGAAGGAACTATTCGGATTGATCTTGTTCCTTCTGTATCTGCATATTCCACCACTAAATCCATAGAGGGCCTTTTGTCTATAGTGGATGAAGAGTCAGGGTTTCTCCAACATGCCCCTCCACTTTGGGCAGATGGTCCTATGTAAAGTATATAATAGTGCATATTGGCACTTTTAACTGTCCTGTACCCAAACAGTTGGGAAGGTGGATAAGGACGGTTAAACTTAAATATGAAAGGGGAAGCGTCTGCATAAGGCACTACTAGGTCAAAAGTATTTGCGGTACTGCTTTTATCCGTACAGAACACCCCTTTTCCTGACAATGCCACCCTATAGGAGTCAAATACCCCATCCGAGTCAGAATCAAAGTCCACATATTGATTTATAGGGGCACTATGCCCAGATGTCCCTGCTGTCAACACCCAGATTTGACTTCCTGACCTATGGGTGAACTGCCCTGTTTTATTTGTACTGCCTCCAACATATTGGGAAGAAGATGCGTAAGGATCGGCATCATAGTAATTGCTTCCTGCTATGTTACGCACTATGTCAGTTATTCGGTACTGTCCTCCAGATGAGTCTGAAGGTGCGCTCACCTCTTCCAAGGTCTTAAACGCTATCATCTCATAGTCAGAGTTCTCTTGGGAACTTCCATTGAATTTGGATATGATGGCGATGTTATCATATTCACTTGAGGACACTGTCTTTATCCCGATGTCCATATTGGTGTCTATCAATATGCCCGTGCTTCCCTTGTCTATCCAAGCTCCTGGGGAAAGGGCACTGTTCAATGTCCCTTTATATGCAAAAGGAAGATCAAACGAGTCTATTGCATTAGAACTAATGTCCAGCATCTCCACCTCTGAGAACATCCCAGCGTACATAGTCCCTCCTGCGGACAGCACGAAAAGACTCTTGGCAGGGGAAAAATTAGCAATAGGAAGGCCTGAGGAACTTGATAAAAAAGGAGTGTCAAAGAAAGTCGGGATTGCCTCTACAGCGTCCAATGTGGTTATGTTAAAGCCTGCTATCAGTGCGGGGGAAGGTGCAATAGGCACATATCTCCCTGCGACAGAGTCGAAGTCAAGATTAGCGTTTATCTTCGCCTTGTCAGTGAACTCAGAGAACCCACTTATCTTATTCACTCTCAAGGGCACTTCCCCTAAAGGATATTCTGAAGAATTAAAAAGTATCTTAGAGCCTTCTAATATAGGAACTGTGAAGAGATCGGTCACAGGTATGTTGAAAGTGAAGTTCTGGGACACCCTGCATAATTTAGTTGCCTGTATGCTTAAGTAAAAACTTGCCGCTGTCAGGGAATTAACTAAAGGGTTGCTCACCTTCTTAGTCTTTGAAAACCCTACGATCTCCCTTATAAGATCATTTGAATAAGACTGCTTAAGCCCAATAGGAACGTCTTCATTGGAGGTGAATGGGAGTACAAGCTCGCTGAAAAGGTCGTTATATGTATTACTTGACACGCTTATGTCAAAACAATTGGAGGTGGAATAGGTCTTGACAGAGGATTGAGATGCCCTCATTAAAGTAAGTGACCATGCTGGAGTGCCTAGAGAAATGTCCCAGATCAAAGAAGAGTAGGTGAAATCCAATATTTCCTTAATGAAGTCCAGTGCGGGCCTTGGGGAACTCAGGGTCACATTAAGGTCCAACTGCTCCCCCCATAAACTGTTCCTTGCCGTTTGAAAAGTAGAGGTGTCTATGCTTGAGGCGGATATTTTAAGAGATTCTTTCATCACATAGTAAACAACACAAGCAGGATTTGCCCCTTTCTGCTTCCCATATGTAAAACTTACACCTGCCGCAGTTGTGGATGCGTTTGCCGTCAAAGTCAATAAAATGTTGCTGGTAATGGAACTTATCCTATAGTAATTCCCATCTATCAATAATATATCATCGGGCAACAGTTCTGTTAAAAATGCAGTACCTGACCCTTTTACTATAGCAGAGCCTGAAGTTATCTCTGATATAGTACCCGTTCCATTTGTAAAATCCTCAGTTATTATGTCTTGATATGCAGAACTGGATATATAAGGATAATGGCTTACCTTGAAATACTTATCCACCCAAAGGTCTTTTGGCTTGGTGTTCTTTCCTAAATGGTCATCCTTCTTTCCTGCAAGGCTTCCCATCCCTAGTTCTGAAGCATACCCCCAAAAAGCACCTCTGCTTCTTTGCCCTGGTGATATTCCTCCCGTTATACCTTCGGCAATGACGTATGATCTTCCAGATGCTGTGAAATCCCCCTCATCGGGGTCCCAAAACGCCCTGCTCGTCATTGTCCTCCAATTGTGCCAAGTATTCAAGGAGTTAGAAGTGCCATCATAGAAAGTGAACTTTTGAGTTGACCTAGAGTTACCTGAAGAACCTCTATGACCCCAATAATTACCTCCCATTTCATAAGCAGAACCTGGATAAAGGTCCCCTAAATTCTGCATACTTTCAGTTATGTCCGTGCGGTTGAATTGCCGAGGAATGTGTATAGAATCCCCTGCTGAAGCACAATAACTGGCATCTATATAAAAAGACTCCCCTCCTTTTTTAGGGAAATAATCCCTAGATGAATCAACCATCCCGTCTACTGTCATCTCATTTGCAGTGCCATTGTCTTTGATCCCTTGTTCTTCCACCCTAAAGGCAAGTATGGAATCTAAGTGTCTTGCCAAAGTCAGGATATAAGAACGATAATATCCCCAATATCCAGCCACATTGCTTGTTTCTGGGGGTAAGGTTTTGGACCCAAGGGCCTCAATCCCTCCTTGCGGGGAAAATATAAAAGAGGCTTGATCATCGAACCAGGTCATTGCTCCCTTTACCCATTGGATGCCAAAAACATCTGGAATATAAGTCTGTGAATTGACATCTTGCGTGACCCCCTCCATCTCAGGATAGCGGGTGACCTTGTCTGTATTGGGAAATGCCCCAAATTTAAAATTAGCCCTGAATTTGTCCTTGCATGTTGACCATTTCTTTGAACATCCTTGATAGACCTCAATGCTTGTGACATCTGCGTTTTTTCTAACAGGCTTCAGGAACCTTATGTAAGTGGACTCCACCTGCACCACATAGCCTTTTTCTATCTCATTCCCTCCGCTGTCTTTGAAAACGGCAATTCCCCATTTATACTTAGGCAATGAATCTGCACCATTGCTTACAAGGTCATGCCCTCCAGGCACTATGAACTGGGTCTTGTCAGAGGCATCGAATTTATGAGTACCGTCCACAGTTACAGAGCTGCTTACAAACTTTGATCTTTGTACAGGACACTCGTCTATTGAAGTCACTTTATAGTAACTGGAAGTGGAGGGGGTTTCCCATAACGTAGGATGCACCACCATAGAAGTTGTGGACGAGGGGGTTACTGTCACTCTGTAAATATACCCGTCTATGCTAACAAAATCGTTTTTGACAAAATCCGAATCAAAGGAAGTGCTTGATCCTGTTAAAGTGGAAGTATTGTCAGATGTAGAGGTACTATGCGAATTTATTGTCCCTGACAATGCAGAAGGGTTGGCATCAGTAAAGCCTTGTGACCATGCCCATTTGCAAGTGCTGGTCATTGAAAAGTTAGGAAGGGTCCCCGATCCTTGAGGGAACGCAGAGCAGTACATTCGGACTTGATAATTCTTCAAGTTAGTGATGACTTTGTTCACATATCCTTTGAACAATAAAGTATATCCTGTTCTGTTCGCCCTGACCTCTATAGTAACAAGCTCAGAGAACTTGTCCTCTAACAAAGGAGTGACCACCGCCGTATCTTGAGGAAGCTTTAAAGTAAGCTTATGGTCTGCCAAAGAAAAGAATATCTCAGACCTTTCAAGGGCAGAAGGAGCATAGGTGTCTCCATCATATGTTACCTCTGACTGACCTGAAGTGTAAGTGTAGTCCGTACTTCCTATAGATATCTTATACAACGAACTCATGTGGGAGTGTTCCTTTGGTCTTCAATGAATTTCAAAGGAGTTTTGGAATCTGTATTCCCATGTGATCGGAACTCCAATGTGTCACTAAAGAAATTAACATAATAAAGATTCATTATCAAAGTGGCCTCCGTCATCCCAGAAAGAGCTGTGTCCAACACCAATTGAGTAGAGGTCAGGTTAGTGAGCCTTCTGTAGTTAGGAGTGTCTGTGGTGGGATTTCCGTTCAAGAATATCACCACATGCCTGGATGTCAATGAAGTCGTATATAGGTCATGATAGCTTTCCTCTATTGTAACCGTTTTATTGTCAACCGCTACCGAAGAGAATACATAGTCCCTTCTCCAACTAGGGAGCCAAATGAACTGCCCGTCTTGCTTGCATATTTTCCATAAGTCCCAGAGACTGTTTCTCTCCTCTGAATTAAAGCAATGAAGATTCCCCGTATAAATTACAAAAGGCTGTCCTATTGAATACTTGGTCTTGTCCTGAAAGGACTGCCCTAACACAGAGGCTTGATCGTTCAAGGACCTTGTCCAAGGTCTTACAGGGATGCAGAAATCCTGCACCGTGCTTACAGGTATGTAAAGCATCACATAATTAGACCCGTAAATAGGCCAGCTCATATCTCAACCACCTCAATGCCCACGTTTAAAAAAGCAGGGTTCCCTGCCTCAAAAGAAACTGAATTGGACAAAGTGCAGGTTATCAAAGGATACACATGATCATTTTCAGCAAAGGACACAGTAGGCGATCCCGATGTGGTTATAGTGCTTGCCCCATGATTTATAGAACTTATAGTAAATACCTCGAACTCAGGGACATCCCCAGGTTCATCCTGTTTCACCAAAAGCAATTCCACATTAGGGCGAGGCACAGTGATCCCTAACCCATATCTATACCCATAAAATTCAGAATAAGTTATATTAGAACAGTATGAGGATGCCTTCACATTGACAGTCGTGCCTGAAGTGAATGCAGAACTAAGATTCATCTGTGAAAAATAAACAGGGACTTTTATAGTGCTGCTCACCCCTTCATAAAGCAAAGAGTTCAGGATGTTGAACTGCTTTTCTGTGAATGTCTTAAGATTCATCTTGATCTTTAATTTGGCATATTCATCAGCATTGTCGAAAAGGTCTGACTGACTTAAAAAAGACAGCCCTCCGTTGTCAAAAGTCAGCATTGAAGTAGGCATTATCCTGACCTCGGCATAAGAATTTTTGACTGGAGGGAGCATCAAGACGTTAGCACTCATGTAGGAAATGCCTCAATGACCGCTTGTTTAACAATGTCCTTCCCTTCTTCAGTACCTGTTAAAAAAGACCTGAAATTATCGGGGTTAAAACTAAGGTTCAATTTAACATTTGTCCCTGCTCCTGCTCCTGCTACGGCATTGTCGTGCATGTCCTTCACAGCAGACTGGCCACCCATGTTCTGAACAGCGTTCTTACTTAACATGAACTCCCCTGCTTGGGCGATGATAGGAACTTCATCAGAGGACAGCATGTTAGGGACACCTCCTTTATGAAGCCTTTGGATGGCCCCTCCATCATGGAAAAGGGACATTATGCCACCTACTACCCCGCCCAATCCTCCTGTAAAACCTCCCAACATGCCCATCCCTTTGGCAAGTCCTTGTTTTTGTTGGGCGGAAGCTATCCTGTCAGCTGCGGACGCTATGCTATTGAATATCCCTAAAACTGTTTTCACCTTGTCCAACCATGCCCCAGAACCTCTCCTTAGATTTTCCATCCCTGCTTGGAGATTGTCCATTCCATCTGCCATAAAGTCTAAGTTCTTCTTTATCTCTGAGACATGTTCTTTAAAAATCTTCAACGAGTCTACGGTTTCAACTACCCCTTGCTTAAATTCCGTTTGAGCTATCTTCACATCCTCTTTAAGTTGAAGGATTGCCCTCTTAAAATCGTCAATGGTTTTTATTTCGCCATCTATAAATTTTTGTCTTAGATTGAACATCCTAACTGATATTCCCTTCAAAGATTGTTCCAGTTCTACGTTCCCTTTAAGTTGAGCTTGTTTTATCTTAGTCTGAAGCCTTATCCTTTCTGTAGCAATTCGCTGATTCACCATCGACCATCTGCGTTTAAAATCCTCTTCAAACAAAAAAGAGTCTGTATCTTTCCCCTTCTTTTCCTTCTTTTCCAGGGCTATCATTTTCTTTTTGTTTTCAAATATCTTGAGATCAGTAGCCTTTTCTATGCTAAGTATCCTTGAGCTGGCTTCCTTGGCGTTCTTTATCTTCCATTTCTCTGATCTCAAGGTACTCTCTTTTATAAGTCGTAGCTTATTCTCAAGATAAGCGACAACAATCCCTTCCTTTTGGCTTAAAAAATCATTTTCTATACTAAGTTTGGCAGATTCAAGTTGACTAGCGGATATTAATCCTAATTCATGCCTTAATTCGGCCAAGGCAAGTTCTTGTTTCATTGTCTTTTTGTTGGCAGAGAGGTCCTTTTTATTGCCAGCTTTGTCTAAGGAAGCTTTTTCCTTCTCTAAAATACCTGTAACCCTTTTTAGCTCTTCTTCTCTGGCACGTCTTGCGGCGGCCATCGCTTTTTTTGAGGCCAGTTCAAGTTTTTTCTCCATCTCAATTCTTTTTTCCAGTTCTTCGTTTATATACTTTAGTCCCTGTCTATAATGGGGAAGCCAAACTTGAGTTATTTCCCTATTCATACTTGCTTGGGAAGAAGTATAACGTCTTTGACCCCTTTTTTGCAGTTCTAGAACGGATTCTATAGCCCCTTCAAGTAGTCTTTTCTCTTTGGTCAGTTTTTTGGTGGACCTTGATTCATTGACCATTTGCTCTATGGAATCTTTATTTGCCCTTGCCGTTTTTTCCCTTAAACTTTCCACTACCCCTAACGCTTCGGCAGTTTTTACCACTACAATGTCTTTAAACTTGACAAATAGAGAGGTAAATGACCCCACATCTCTTTTCAAGGAATCAAATACCGCTTGGGATCGGTCCCCCCATCTTTGTTGGGTCCTGTTGACCACCTCAACAGCTTGATTTACCGCTCCTGTAGCTGATTTGATCTCCAGGAGATCAGAGGCCGCAGTTTTAGCGTTCTTGCCTGTTAAGGCAAGCAAGGCATTGAATCCCTCCACCCTTCGGATGGCCTCTTCCAATACCAGTATGTTCCCCCCTGCCGCTTCTCGTATCTCCACAAAGGCATTCTGAAGGCTTCCTGCATTTGAAATAAGTTCTTGACCTGTAGAAACCCCTAATTTGTCAAATAATTGTTTCATGACTTTAGTAGGTTGCAATACGCTTCGGATTGCCGATCTTAATCCTGTCATTGACTCAGATGCAGTGAACGCTTGCTTGGTCATAGTGGCAGTTCCTGCCAATATGTCCTTGTACCCTATGCCCAAGTTCGCAGCTATCGGCATGGCTATGCTCATAGCTGAGGAAAGGTTTTCCATCCTCAATCTTCCAAGAACTACGGTCTGCTGCATTGCATCCCCAATATCGGTGATGTCTTGCAGTTGTAATTTATAGGCATTCATGATGGCCGTTGACCCATTGGCAGCAGTGGACAGGTCAGTTACTCCTGCTATTGCCAATTTAGAGGATTCGGTCAACAATTCCATGGCTTCAGCAGGGTCCCTTACGCCTGAAGATATTATCTGATAAAGCCCCTTGACCGTATCCTGGGCATTAAGCCCCATAGAAGCTACAAGTGCGTCCACTTCTTTTGTTAATTTTGCAACATTGGCCTGGTCATTCACTAAAAGAGTCCCTACGTCCGCCATGGCCTTTTCAAAAGAACGGAACCTGCTATTAGCATCTTTAATGGAACCTGATAATTCCTGGAAACTTTTGTTTAAAACAAATAACTTAGTTGCAACTTTAGCAATGTCCTTTGCAAAAGTAGCTCCCCCCAAAGCCTTTAAAGCTAAACTTAAAGCTGCCATCACCTCACCATCCTTTTAGGTAATTTATCAGAATATTCAGATAACTTTTTCAAATGTTCAGGGTCTTTCATTTTAGGCACGATGTCCATAACCTCTTTAGAGTATTCTTGAGGCTTAGATTCTTCCTGGCTTTTGATCATGCAAAACAAATTGAATGACCAATCCCCCAAATCAAGTTCTACCACCTCATGCGGAAACTTTCCGTATTCCTTGGCCATCATCGTCACCGCTATCAGGAACGTCTTGTTCTTCCCGAAACACGGCCATGTCAGATTGGCCACCTCCTACTGTGAACTCTTGAATGGTGTTGAAAAGCTTAAATGCGTCCTCATCCGAAAGGGTTTCCTCAAAAGATATCTCCCAATCCTTGCATTCGCTTTCAGGCCTGTCAACTATCCCAGGCATGTCATTGTCCTTATCAGGGACAACACATGCACATATGAACTTCTTCATGGTGTTAAAAAGCTGTAAGGCATCCTCTTGGGGGGGATCGTCTTTCTGCTCTTTCTCCTCCAATGAATATATAGAAGGAAGCCCAGACACTCCTATATAATCTTTAGGCTTCAGTTTCCTTATCTTAACCTTGAAGAACTCCAGTTCAATGACCTTAGTGTTGTTAGCTCTTTTTTTATACTCCGCAATACTCACCCTTCTCCTCCTTTTATCACCAAAATTTAATTAATATTTCATCATTCCCCGTGTCAAACCCTGCCCCTAATTGGTACTCACAATTATACCTGGCCAATCCATCAGAATCTTCAAAGCCTAGATTAGTAAGTGTAACAGCATCTCTGTCAGTTACAGTTCCTCCAGATTGAGAACCTCCTAAATAAAAAGTGATCTTATTCCCTCCTGTAGAACCTAAAACAAACTGAAGGTTCTTTCCAGTGGAGCCTTCCAAATTGGTTATGACATTCTCTACTGCAGAAGTTTCTATTAAAGGATTAAAAGAACCCCCTGGAGAACGTCCTGTCAAAAAGAAATTAGTAGCTGTTTTAGCAGAACTGTTCATGGTTTTTACGTTTTGAATCTCATTGTTCATATTCACTTCTACAGAAGAAATTTCAAAAGTTGAATCACTGCCATACACAAAACTAATATTTTGAGCTATAGGAGGAAGCTCCTCGTCATAATCGGCAGTAGGGATTGCAGTATTGCTCACAAAGGCGGCAGTTCCGTCAAATTTCCCTTGCATTTCAAAATTAGCTACTCCTATGCCTCCTTGCTCTACTGCGAAACTTACGTTCCCCACACAACCCGTCAATTTTTTCAATTGCCCAGGGTCGCCTTGGTAAAAATAAATAGTACAACTTGAACTGGCGGTTGTAACAGGGTTATAAAAAACTGCTGCCGATTCAGTAGCTACTGAAAACCCACACGCTTTTAGTAAAGCATTGATCTCTGGGGGCGTGGTAGCTGTGCCACTTCCTCTAAGTTCACAGGAGAAAGATAAACTGCAATTTATATTAGTCACCCTTGGGTCTAAAGGAGAAAGCGATTCCCTAGCTAAATTTCTCTCATAAGTTTCTACATCAAAGCTGAAATCAGGAATGGTGGAAAGAACTGCATCTCCCGCAGTAACTGACCCTCCAATAACGTCCGTCCCATATGTAGTCTCGGTCTTTACAAAAAGGACTGATTGCCTTGTTAATAATATATCTGCCATTTTTCGTTCTCCTTGTTAGGCGGTTTCTGGGTCATAGAAAGTATGCCTGTATCTGATCTTTATGTCAAATTCAAAGCCCAGGTATCCCTCTCCTTTGACGCTACTTAAATCTATAAAATTCCTAGTTTCAATAGGAATAGTGTCTAGGGCCAATGAATCCCAATTCGGATTGCTCATGGCCTTTATCTCAACATTCTTCATAAGCTCGTTCAATTGAACGCTCGTCCCACTCCCATCATCTATCTCCCAACATTGAAGGGTGACGAAAAGATTCTTGTACACCTTGCCCATGTCTGAAGGGGCCTGGGTGGATATCTCTTCCCTGTCCTCAAATATGAAAACGGCAGGAAATGCCACTTCATTGTCTAAGGGAGTGACTCTCATCCTCTGCACAGTGCCTACTCCTGTCAATGCCTCCATTGAGGTCTTGACTTTGGCCAATATGTTCTCTCTTATAGAGTTTGCCAAGCCTTAATCCCTTCCTATCCTTTTTACAGTAATGCCTCTTGCAAACCTGTCCATGGACCTTGTCAAGGCATTTTGAAAATACCCGTCCGCCCTGCTCAGGGCAAAGCTCACCGCAGGTTCTAAGAAAGACCTTTTCTTAGCAGGCCCTACTGACTTCTTTCTCAACCATTTCCCTGTCCTACCGTCCCTGAATATCAAATAAGGGGAGTTTTTTATCTCTACCGACCCCCTTCCTTTCTCTATGGAATGCCCATAATAAAATCCTTTGTTCTGAGCGTCCGCAATGATCTCAAACCTTCCTTCAAACCTTCTCCCAGGTATCATCTTACTATGGATAGACTTTTTCAAAGCTCCAGGGGACTTAGAGAATTTGCCTACAGGCACAAGCCTTTTTGCCTCTTGCACAGCTACCCTTCGGGTAGTGTCCAAAGTATGGACGTATGCCTCATTGACGAACCTAGGCAATGCTCCTTTTTCAAAAAGTACAGATTGACTTACTGTAAAATCAAACTTCAGAGGCATCTTCAGGCACTTCCTCTTTTTTCTTTTTATTCTTTTTTGAAGGGGTCAGGTCTTCCACATAACCAAGCCTTTTGAAATACTCATATACAACCTGATTGTCCATATCACACCCTTCTCCCTCTTGCTTTATGACCTTCTCCCCCTTGGAGATGTATCTTATAGGTCCTTTGACGACTTTGCACTTATTCTTTGCCATTCCTTCCTCCTTGGTGATGGGCCTAAACAATTGTAAGCCTTCTGTATTTATCTATGATCCCTTTTACATGGGGAAGGAAATCATACTCCCCTTGAAAATTCACGCTTCCTTCTTGCCCAGATGCTGTCCTTACCCCCAAGGTCTTCCTTCTGTCCATCAAATACGCCACTTGCATGATGCAAGCTTTTTTAAGATCGTCAGGTACATTAAGAATATCTGCGGTGTCCGCATAGCCCCCTGTGTACTTGACTTGCAGCGAGCCTTCTGCATTGTGCCATTTGTACCCTTTGAAGAATATAAGCCCCAAGTCATCAAAGTCCCCGCTTATGGTATAGCTGTCAGAGTCCACATCGTCACCGCTGTCCGTGAAGTCAAAGTCGGTGTTGTACCTGACATGGCTGACTGAGGTTATCGGGAACCTCTTGAGGGACAAATACTTTCCCCCTCCTATGGGATACTCAAGTACATCTGTGCCTTCAGTAAAGGTCCTGTCACAATAACTTTGAATGTCCTCAGATACCTGTTCGATCATCTCACCTATCAAAGTGTCTTGATTGGTGCTTGAGAAATTAAGGTACGTCTTTATGTCGGCCGCTGATACCAGCTTGATCGCTGCCATCTCAGCCCTTCAATAATTTAAGGGCTGTCCTCAAATTGTTCGCTGCCCATTTGTGCTTTTTCAGCTCAGAGCCTTCCAGCTCTTTAAGGAATTTCTCCACCGCTGTGGGGTCTAATTTCTTCGCTTTCTTCGCTTTCTTTGTTTTTTTCTCTTCAGCCATATCGACCTCCTAAAAAAGGGGATGCCTGGGCATCCCCTAGGGTTAATCAGTTATTAACTGGCTCCTTTCATGTAACCTAATGCTTCAGGTAACACTAAGTCTCCGCCAATACGCATACGAGCAATGAATAGGACATCTGGATATTGGAACTCATCCAAACGCTTAACGCTCATACCCACTCTCTGGATGATCTTATAAGCTTGCTTCATGTCTCCACAATATACCGAGTATGAATCTGCCGCTAAGTTGCTCAATGAAGGAAGTATTGTATAAGGTCTTCCTCCAATAGTAGCAGGGTGAGCTTCAGCCGCTCCTTGCAAAGCACCTGCCCATAGGTAATTACTGTTACCGTCTTGAACTTTTCTAAGTTTGCCCAAGGTGTCTAGGTTGAAGTACCACTTTAGATTGCTCTGGTATCCTGTCTTGAATGCCGATTGAAGCTCAAAGAACTCATCATAATCAAATACAGTATTACTGCCCATGGTCACGTTATTGCTCTGAGCTGCCATAAGAACTTGGTTAGTGTTAGTGTCAAAGCCTTGAGGCTGTCCACTACCACTTCCTTTAATAAAAGCATAACTTTCTGTATATGCCATCTTAGCACCTAAACGCTCAGTAACATAAGAACCAATATTTGGAATGTCCTCTAAAGCTTCAAGTGACAGCCTGATCTGACCTGCTAATACATCGCAAGAAAGTTCTTTACGGGAAAAAGAAGGATCAGCGGCATCTGGGGCAGTCCCTGAATTATAAGTAAATGATTCAGCTTCCCATCCAGCACTTGCGTCAAATCCTGTATGGAACTCAATCTTATTACTAGTAATTGAAACTACATCGGCCTCAGACCTCATTGGATCAATTTCCTGAAAATTATTGAGAATGGTTTGATACATGAACTCAGGGATCAAATGACCTCCCGAAGCATCCGTGTAAGACACTACAGGATCACCTGCCGCTTTGTTCAAACGCTTTTGGTATTCATTAGTGGCCAGCTCTTTCATTCTCTCAAGATCGTTTCTATCGATCTTTTTTTCACCAAACTTCACATAAGCGTCATAAAGGCCCTTAAGCTCTTTGCTTTCCTCTTTGTTATTATCTTCAGAGGCCCCTTCAAGGACTTTGCGGTTGGACTTGTTGATCTTCTCTTCGATCTCGTCCAGCCTTTTTTGCATATTAGCGTCTTTGTCATTGACGAACTGCTTGCTCTTCTCTTCATTTGTGTTGATCTTGTCCACAACCTCTTTACGAAAAGACTTGACCAATTTCCCCTGTTCTTCGATCAGGGCTTTCACTTCTTGCTCATTACTCATTAGATTCTCCTTTTAAGTAATTAGTAGATTTAATTAGACCCTGATTGATAGACCTAAGACTTTTCAAAATCTCAGGGTCAGTTGTTGGTTCATCACTTACTGATTTAACAGCAGTAATCTCAGCTTGGGAGTTGCAAGGGAAATCAACGAAACTGACCTCATGGGGAACAAGTTCCCTTAGTTCGTTGTATTCCTTCCCGTCCTTTTCCACCCATTGTTGCTCTTTCACTTCGTAACCAAAGCTCATCCTGTTCACTGCACCCATCTTTAAAAGAGAATACCCTTCCCTTCCTGCTTGAGTCTCTTGATTGATGTACCCTTTCACAAAAAGACCTTTGGAATCCTCTTTGACATCTGCCACCCCCACGTTCATCCTGTGGTTGCTCATAAGTATCATACGATTGCCATTCTTCTGCAATGCGTTGGTGAAGGCCCCTGGCATCACCACGTCCCTCACCCTGTCCACACTAGAGAAAACAGAAGCATATCCCTCGAACACCTTCACAGGGACCCCGTTTATCTCTTTGTCATCAACATTAAAATTCTTCACCTCAAATTGAAAAGATTTCTTTTTCATCTGAGCTTCCTCCTTATTTGCCTCTATGTCATTAGAATGCTTTTTTGCTTTCTCTAAGCTCGGATACCTTCCCAAAAGCCTCTTCCCATCCTCAGAGTACACTCCCCAGACCTGCTCGCTCTTTGGAAGGTCAGGGTCAATGTCCAAAGCCCTGCACTTCTCTATGATGTTCACCTCAATCATCGCTCACCGCCCTCATCTTATTATTAGGTTCTTTCTCTAATTCCGCTTCCCTTGCCACATTCGTAAAATCAGGTGGTTCCATCTCCTCTTTGAAAGAATCCCCATCTGACACTTCATCATACCCCAACAACTTCCTCGCCTCGTTCTTCGTCACGATCCCTGAGTCGAAAAGGCTCACCGCCTGTTTCGTCACAAGCGTTCTGTCACGCTTCAATACGTCCACCTTGTCCATGTCTATCTCTAAATGGAAGCCCTCCCCGAACAAGGTCAACAACTCCTTGTTGAGAAAACTCAGCATCCTGTTCATCTGAGGGATGACCGCCTCTGAATAAAGCCCTGCCTTCGCCTCTTTCACATTCTGATAAGTCCTGTTCTCAAACCCCAAAAGCTCCGCAGGGACTTTGAGGGTCATTGATATCTCCCTTCCGCTCATTCCCATTACTTTTTCCCAGTCCATGTCCACCGCTGACAAAGTAAGAGGGTGGAACTTCATCCCACCTGGCAGCACCATCGTCTTCATGACGTTGTTCGCTCCCCCTGTCTTGACCTCCATCTCATTCTTCAATATCAATCTCTGCTTCTCGGACAACCTGCCCGCATTCGACTCAAGATAGCCGTCCGTCTTGGTCATCCTGTTCAAGAGGTTGGTGTTCCATACCCTGCCCGCATTGTTCTGGTCTATCGACATGGCGCACGGCCCCAAAGGACTCATCCCCTCTGTCTTCTGGAAAGGATGGAAGAACTTCAAATGGACCAGCTTTGCACCGTTGCTTTTGAAAAGCTTATTGTTTATATAATACTTCACCTCGTTCGCCATCACCTCTATCCTGATCTCAGAAGGTGATAGCAATACCACTTGGGAAGGCTTCCCTGAAGAAACGTCCACCCAAAGGTAAGCATTCCCTGACAAATAGAAGTAAGCCCATAGAAAGTACATGAAATCATAATAAGAAAGCTTCGAGTCCCCGTAGTAAACATTGTCCAACAGGTCGAGTATCCTATGCTCCCTGACTATCTCCCTCTTGCCCTTGAACAAGGAAAGCTTCAGGTTCGCCCCCGCATTCGCCAGTATGTCAATACATGAGAATATGTAAGGGTTCTTCTGGAACCCTTGCTTGGAAAGCTTGTCATATGTGCTTTCCTGCTCTAAGAAACCACTCAGCAAGGTATTTGACACAGGAGTGAACAAGCTCGACTTCTCATAGAGGTCATCCTGCATCTGATTAAGATCAGGCACTATGCCCAGGCCGTCCCTGATCTTTTGTAAAAAACTGCTCATAACCACTCCACCCAAGCATCCTCTTGCCTTTTCATGAAACGCAATGCTTGGGAAACGCTGTCTACTTGGTCTTTTCTCTTTGACGCTGGGAAAGAAACCAGCTCGTCCACCAATACATTAACAAAATCTTCATTCCTTGGGAAGAAAACTTTGCCACTTTCAAACAAATGTGATATGGCCACCGCCCTCGCCTCCTTGCTCCTGCCCTCTGTTTTCTCTGGCAATATGGGCAAGGAAGTGGTCTCCTGAAGGTCTTGCAACAACTGAATACCGCTGGATGCGTCCTCTATCAAAACACAGTCCGCCTCCCATGCTGACTGCATATTCAATATCGCCCTCTTCAAATCCGTGTATATGCACTTCTCCCTCCACAAGTACACCAAATAAAAACCATTCTCGCACTCCGCCCAGAACGTGCCGACCGAGAAGTCATGCTGTGCCTTCGCCTTCGATGCCGTGTCCCAACTCCATATGTACCTGTACACATGGGGAAGCCCCCCAGGCTCATAGAACCTGAACCATTTGCGGTTGAAGATGCTGGACTCCTCCATCACAGGGCGTTGCAAATACTGCGCTCCGAATGCCCTCGTGCCAATGTTCTCCCTTATCCTCTTTAAAGAGGCATCGTCATACTTCTCTGGCCACAAGGCCTCTCCTTCCTCCCTCTCCTTCTCATTCGCATCCCCTGTGGCAGGGAGGCTCAATACCTCCCATCCGTCCTTCTTCGCCAAGTCCGTCAACCTTCCTGCAAGATCGTCCTTGTGCCACCTCGTCATGGTCAGCACTATTGCCCCTCCCTTCTCCAATCTCGTATATGCCACGTTCTGATACCAATCCCAAACTGCGTCCCTGTAAGTGGCAGAGTCAGCATCGTCCGCTGACTTGATCGGGTCATCTATCAAAAAGATGTCCGCACCCCTGCCAACTATTGTCCCCCCTATCCCTACTCCTACATATCCGCCTCCCTCAGAAAGGTCCCACTTCTGCACAGAGTAACTGTCCTCGGACAATGACGCATCGAACACGTTCGTGAACTGCTCCGACTTCACCAAGTTCCTCGTCTTCCTTCCAAAGTCCGTGGCAAGCTCCCTTGAATAAGACACCGCTATCACCCTCTTAGCAGGGTTCCTCCCCAAGAACCAGACAGGGAACCTTATGGAACTAAGCTCGGACTTGCCATGTCTGGGGGGCATGTTTATCATAAGCCTGTCGACCTCGCCCCTCTCCACAGCTTCCAACCTCTCCGCTATCATCCTGTGATGCCAGCTCACTTGATAGCTCCCATGGCTCCTCTTAGTGAACTCAAGCAATGACCTGGATGCCAATGCCCTGGATGCAAGCTCCTTCCTTACCTCACTT